CGCCTTTTGAATTAAACCAGGTATTAGAAACAGCTAAACAGCAAGCATCTATTAGACGACAAACTTTAACTATTGATAAATCAATTGTTGATACAGAACTAGAAATTGCTAACGCTAGACGAGAGCGCGCAAGAAATGCCAGACAAGCATCAATAGTCGGTGCCAATGTCAACGAGAGAATTGCTACTTTAAGGCAATTACCCTTTGGGGGGCCAGCCGCTTCCTATCAGGATGCCTTATCAGAAGTTCGCAACCAAGAGAGATTATTAGGAGAGGCTTATCGTCGATTAGAAAGTGCGTCAGACGACCCTAATGTGATTCAGCAAGAGGTTGATAATACCCGATTATCCCTAGAACAAGCCCGCGCTAACCTATTACAGCAACAAACATCACTACAAGACTACTACCGCAACCTTGACCGTCAGATAATCGACTTTAATCGTCAGATTGAGGATTACAGAAGACAGATTGAAGACGCTCAACTGTCAGCATTTAAAGAGAATCGTTCCCTATCTGAAAGTTACAGTGATTTAGTCAGAGAACTCGATAAGAACCTCTTAAATGCCCAAAATCAACTATTAGATACAACCGATAGAATCAGGGTGCAGCAAGTCAAAAACCGGTTATTAATACCCGGTACAAGCGACGCTGGTAAAGAATTAGGTGACATTTTCCTAGAATTTGTACAGGGACAAGCTGATATTGCTAGTCGCGGACGCACCTTCCAATCCCGAACCGAGGAGATAGAAACTTCCTATATCTCTACCCTAAGAAATATTCGTAACTTACAAGAGCAACAGCAAGAGGCTGAAAGAAACCGACTAAGAACGATTGAGGATATTAAACAGACTCAGGAAGACCTCAATCGTACTCTAGCTGATTTAATCCGACAAACCAATAAAGAATTAGGCTTTATTCCCCAATCAATCAAGGATATTGTCACAAATCTTAATACACTTCCAGAACCAATTAAATTAATCAATTCTGAGTTAGTGGCTATTCCCCCAAATATTAAGACTTCTGGAGAAGACTTAGTAAAAAGTATAGAAGAAACTGCGGAGGCAATTAGAAAAGCTAAGGAAGGTTTGATACTACCAGCACCTGGTAATTTCGCCCCTGCTCCTGTGTGGAATGGGGGAGGGTTTTTACCGCCGCCGCCTGCTTCATTTTCCACATTCCCCACATCTTCCACGCTACCCTCTACACTAACCCCTCGCGGACAGCAAGCATCTCAATATTTGAATAATCCTCAAATCAGAGCTTTTCTTGATCTTGTTGCCTATGCAGAAGGCACTGATTATATGCCTAATGAAGGATACAACACTTTATTTGGACATGGACAATTTGTTTCTTTTAGAGATCATCCACGACAAAGAGTTTCAAAAAACGGATTAAGGTCTGACGCTGCTGGAAGATACCAGATAATGCAAGCGACGTGGGATGAAGAAAAAGCGAAATTAGGATTACAAGATTTTTCACCGACATCTCAGGATTTAGTGGCAATAAGCCGGATTATGATGAGAGGCGCTTTAGATGAAGTTTTAAAAGGTGATGCAGTGGGTGCTTTATTTGCCGCTCGTCAAGAATGGGCATCTTTTCCTGGTGCTGGATATGGGCAAAAAGAAAGAAACAAAGAAAGTTTAGCAAGAAAATATCAAGAAATTGTAAAAAAATATGAACAACCTTCCTCCACTCCATCGGCTTCTACTTCCTCAACTATTTTTGTTCGTCGTTCTGGACAAAAAACTCCTGAAGGACTAGAAATCCTACGGTTTGATTTAATAAAAGATGGTAAAATAATTGATACTGTTATCGGAGGAGTAACAGGAAGACCATCAACGCAGTCTGCAATTGGCACAAATAAAACTAATATTCGTGGCAGTGAAACTCCACTTCCTGACGGTAATTGGTCTATTGACGCTAACCACGCTTCTCGCTATCTTCGACAATTTAATTCTGGACAGTTTAGAAATTATAATCCCAGTCAAATTCCACTAGGAACTGTTGGACCTGCGTGGATAGGAGCCGAACCAAAATTCTCTACTGGAAGATCACAAATCGGATTCCATTTAGACGATTTAAAGATTGGCAGCGCAGGTTGTATCGCTTTTACTGATCCTAGTCAAATTGCAAAAATTGCTAACTGGGTAGTTCAATCAGGAGCTAATTCAATGTTTGTCGATCTTGACGGCAAACAAACAAGTCGCGGCGGTCAAGGTGGTTCTAGAGACTCCACACCTAACCCTTCTCCTGTCCCCTTGCCCACTTCTGTTCCTGTTTTACAGCCTCCCCGTGTTTTAACAAAAGAAGAAACAAAAGAAGGAAAAGGTGGTCCAGAATATAGTAGTCCCCCACCTATAGCCCAATTACCAACTTTACCTAATCAAAATCAAGATAATTTCTGGGATGCCGATTTACCACCGGTTCTTAAAGACAATCCGATTAACTTCCAGAGTCCTAATTTACCTCCCGTTCCCAATCTTCCTACAGGTAATCTTGGCGCAGCGGCTGATCAAATTCGCAACGCTGAAACAGCCAATCAAAACGCTGAGGAGTTTTCAAGACAGCTAGAAGAGCAACAAAATCTAAACAATGCTCTTGACAGATCAATGAAATTTAGACAACAGCAAGAGGAAGATGCCCGTGCATTAGAACGCACTTTAAGAGATGCTTCCGAGAATGTCGCTGATTTGACTATCAACTCTAAAGGGTATCTGACAGTACAAGAAGAAATTAATAAGAGTGCTACAGAAGTCTCTCGACAATATCGCTCTCAGATTGAATCCTTGCAAGACCAGCGACGGACTTTACTTTTAAATGCTGAGGCTCAACAAAAATACAGCGACGCAATAAAAGAAATCTTAGGAGAATTTCAAAGAAAAGGTATAGCTCTCCCCCCTGAATTTATCAAAGAAATGACAGATAGTATTGATGCTTTAGCTAAAAACGCTGAATTAGCTAAAAAACAGGTAGCAATTCTTGATCAAGCGATTGAACAATTAGGCAAGAATCAGGGAGTAGCTACCTTAGAAGCATCATTTAGAAAAACCAGAGATACAGTCAGGAGCATTCGTGATCGGTTAAATGATTTAACTATCCAAAGAACGCAACTAGAATTTCAGTCTCGACCGACTTTATTTGATGATTCTGCTATCCTTGCCGAACGTACTAGCCTACAAAAAGAAAAAGAGGAACTAGAGGATTATTTAGAACCTTACAAAGACTTACCACAATACGCTGATTTTGTAGCTAATATCCGATCAGAATGGGAAAAACTTGCAGAATTAAGATTAGAGCGAGTAGCATTAGATGCCTCTCCGAATCGTGGCGCAGCTGAAAGCTTTTTCTCTGATATTAGAGAAGGAAAAGGAATAGGATCAGCTTTTAGTAGTCTTGGATTAAATATTATGACAAAATTTGTTGAGGGTATTACCAAGCCTGCTATTGATGCCCTAACTTCTGCTATCGATGGATTTACAAAGCCAATTACTCAAGCTTTTGAGTCGCTATTTAATGCAATCATCGGGCCAGTAGGCAATTTCTTCACTAACGCCCTAAACAGTATCTTTAAACCAGCAGGTAACATCTTTTCTTCTATTTTTGGTGGCGGTGGCGGAGGTGGCTTATTTAACGGGCTACTTAGTGGAATAACAGGGATTTTTAGTGGGGGACTAGGCGGACTTGGTTCGATTGGGTCACTTGGTAGTATAGGAGCCTCTAGCTTTGCTTCTGCTCCGGCTTCTGCCTTTTCTCTAGGTACAGGATTCAGCCTATTTAGTGATGGTGGGAAAGTTGGAGATGCCAATGTTCCGATAGAGAAAAATATCATTTCAGCTTTTCAGCGCGAACGAGCAATGTCGGGAGGCCGAAAACCTCGCTTGATCGTAGCTAATGAAGACGAATTGGTTCTTAACCCTAAAGAAACAGAAGCATATCTAGACTACAGAAATAATGCTCCTATTAAGAACTATGCTAATGGGGGATTTGTCGGGGGTAAGCCTAATTACTCCACAACTTCAAATAACAATAGCTCTAATCAGTCTTTGGTAATTAATAACACCAATAATGTGACTGTAGAATCACGGAATGATATGGGTTATAGTTTGAATCAATTGAAAGAACGGGAAAATACACAAAATGAACGAACTAAAAAACGATTCTTTGGGTAATCAAATTGTTACCGAAGCTCTTGAATGGCTCGGTACTCCTTGGTTTCATGGTCAATCGCTTAAAGGGATTGGAACCGATTGTGTAGGATTTATTGCTGGCGTAGGGATTGAAGTCGGATTCTTGCCCCATGATTTCATTATTGAAAACTACGAACGGATTCCCCGGAATAACTTCTTAGTCAAATTCCTTGATCGGTTACTAGATAGAGTTGAAGGTGATTTGTGTAAAGGAGATATTTTGATGTTTTATAAGTCAGGAGTAAATGGTCATGTGGGGATTTATCTGGGAGATGGTGAGTACGTCCATGCTGATTCAATAAATGGCGTGATGAAGACCTATATTCATGAATACCCGCCTGTACTAATTTATCGAGTACCTACTTTAGGAGTGGTAAAATAATGGAAAATTACCATAAACCCAATGAGAAAGATTATTTTAAGCTTATTGTTTTTAGGAATGATGCCTACCGAGGCACTATCCCTCGACAACCAGACTCAAGAGATACTTGAGGAAAGAACTTGTCAGTATCTCAAGTCTGGACTGACACTGGGAGAAACTATGGGAGCGATTAGATATGCCGTTGAACAGAACAGTAGTTCGAGGTCACAGTACGAACCAATTAATATTTGGCGTGATTATTTTATCAACGAAAGAACAAGGAAAATCTTTGTCAACGCTAAAAAAAGATGTCCAGAGTTTTTTCTGCGTAACTGAGAGGTAATGCCGTGGGAAGTTAGATTGTATTTCGATTGTTAATAGGGTTATTAACAATCGAAACCGTTACCCTGTAAAGGTTCTAGACTTTGTTGATGCTGTTAATACTGTATAGAGGAAAAAAGAAAATAGGGTAAAAAGGAAAGACAGTCTCAGCAATAAGAGCGTAAAAAAATAATATCGGGGGATAGCGTTAACAGTATTAACAAAGTCTAGAAGCTATATATATCAAGGGTTCTATTGTTAATAACAATATCTACAATCTAACTACAAACTAACAATGACTGCCAGCATAGGACACTAAAAAAGAAAGAGGATTATTTTAATCCTCTTTCCCTGATTATTTCTTCCTACTGACTAGAATCGTCAAGCAACTATGTGAAATGGTACAATTGTAGCAATGCCCCCGGTACTAACGGGGGACTAACCACATTACCTGAACAAGAGGCCAATATGGCTATTGAAATAGTATCACAGAATGATTGTCTTGTCGTTGATTCTCGTTTGATTGCTGATGAGTTGGGGATTGAACACCGCGCCTTGCGTCAAACCATAGAAAAATACATTGACGAGATTCAAGAGTTTGGAGTTGTCGCATTTCAAATGTCGAAACCCCTAGAAGGCTCTAGCGGCGGTCGTCCTGAGCGTTACTGCTACCTGAATGAAGAGCAAGCAACTTTTTTGATGACACTGTCTCGAAATACTTCGCAGGTCATTGCTTGTAAGCGCAACTTAGTCAAGGCATTTAGTCAAGCAAAGCAACTTATCAAAGAAGTAATCCCCGCTCAAAGTGGACGTATTCGAGAATTAGAACTTGAGTTAGAACTGACAAAAGCCAAAACCTATTATATGGATCGGCGTGACGCAATTCGATTAATACATGGTGCTGAGGTTTTAGCCTTGTTAGATGGCCGTCCAGATATTGTGATCGAGAAGGTTGAAAAAGTCACCGAGACAATTATCTGTAAAAACGGACGAAACGTGAGTTTTGAGGGTCGTTCTACTGCTGAGTTAGGGAAAGAACTAGGATTCAAGTCTGGAAGAGAGTTAGAGCGTTGGTTAGAGAAGAATGGACACTCTCATTTAGTGTGTCAGGGGTTGCGAGTTAATCAAGCATCCTATGTCCCCACCGAAAACCTCAAGGAAGTTAAGCAGCTTTTTTCTAAGGCTAGAAACCGTCAACTGTTAATTGGGGAATAAAGTTAAAAGTGCCAGTTCACAGACCGGCACTTTTAATGTTAGCTATTCTGACAACACTCTTGAGTATCAGTCATCGGGTAAACTTCTAATCAATTCCCGGACTACATCGGTTATTGACCGCTTCCGGGTTTTACAGTAGTTTTTTAGCTTTTTCTCTTCTGATTCTGATGTACGGACGTTAAGAGGATAATAATTTTTATCTGACATTTCTAGTAGGCTTATGGTAGATTTAAGTAAGTCAAATATAGTTTAGCACCTTTTTCTACTATAAGTTATGTTTAATTCCCGATCTAATTATGTTAAATTTACCGCTTGGACTAACTTAGATAGTTGCAATATATCGCAAGAAAGATTACTTACAAAAGAAATTTTGATCGCAATTACTTCTGAATTAGCCAAAAAATCTGGTAAATTTGACGACACTAGCTATTGTTCTGTTTTAGTTGCCCCAGAGATTTTTGGAAAATTTATCATTACTGAAACAGGATTAAATTATACGGTTCAGACCCTTGACGCGCCAAGACTATTATACTGCTGGGAAGCTTTAGGTTTTCCTTTTCATATTGATACTACTGCCTTTAACTTTTATAAGGGTTGGGCTATAGGTTCTGATGCAGGGACTGGTATCCCAAAAAATCTTTAGACTTCTTACTTGACATTTCTAGCAGGGTTATGGTAGATTTAAATAAGAATAAAAGAAGGTCGATCCATAAAAGCCATGCTAGTCAAAAAAACTATTGCGGACATAAAACTTAACCTTAATGCCACTCAGCGAGCCTATATTGATCGCTGGATGGACGAGCTTAAAGCTGTCTGGAATTTTGGACTAGAGCTACTGATGGAATATCAGCTTAATAAGTATTACGACGAGCTTGAGAAAATAACAGGAAAACCAGTTAAACGGGTTAAACGTCGTTTAGCTAAAAAACCTCAATTTATTGACTCCCTGAAAAACGAAAAAGGTAAATCCCTTCCTAATCCCCTTTACACCCCTAAATATTTAACTGGCAAGCAAAAAGTTAAAATACAGATAGCTAGAGAAAAAAGACAAAAAGCAGGTCACTCTTATCCTGTTCATATTCCTATTCAACGGCGGTTAAAATCTGATAATTATTTTGGGTTATGTGGCTGTATTACAAAAGAAAAATGTCCAGAGCTATGCAAGGACATCCCTATGGCTTTTGTCCAAGGGGTTTTAAAAAAGCTTGCTGATTCCTGGAAAGCTTACACCAAACTCGATAAAAAGAATTTAGACAGGAAACTTCCTAGATTTAAAAGAAAAGAAGATAAAATTAAATCTCTTTATTCTGAGATCAGCAATTGCGCTGTTAGAAAAGGGGATAAAATATCTATAGGTAGCTGTAGTAAAACATTAGGCGATTTAAAGATTATCAACAATATTTTAGACATTCGATGGGGTGACAGAAAAGCCTCTACCGTATCAATTATCAAATACCCATCGGGATATTATCTAAGTCTATTTGGTGAATTTGAAGTAGATGATCTACCTGATTCCGATAAAGCAATCGGTATTGACGTAGGACTAGAATATATAATTAGTACCAGCGACGGACAACAAATTGACCCGCCCAAATACTATAGAAAACAGCAAAAAAGACTAGCAAGACTGCAAAGAAAAACCGCTAGACAGTATAAAGCAGGGGAAAATAAAGACGGCAAAAATCTCGCTAAAACTCGTGCTAAAGTTGCTAAAACTCACGAAAAAATAGCAAGACAACGCAAAGGATTTAATCATGCCCTAAGTACCGATATTGTCAAAAATCATGGCGCTGTAGCCGTAGAAGACCTCAACTTAAAGAATTTAATGCGACGACCTAAACCGAAAAAAAGAGAAGACGGTAAAGGCTACGAACGCAATAACGCGAAAGCCAAAGGGGGATTAAATAAATCCTTTGCTGATGCTAGTTTAGGGCAATTAACCGGTTTTCTTGAAACGAAAATGAAAACTCCCAACCGAGAGTTTATCAAAGTTCAACCAGCTTACACCAGTCAGGATTGTCCTCGCTGTGGCAATCGTGTTAAAAAAAGTTTATCAACCCGCACCCATAAATGTTTAGAGTGTGGATGTACTTTACCCAGAGATGTGGCCGCCGCAATCAACATCTTAGGGAAAGCAGACTTCGTAAGAAGCTACCCGGCTTGTACCGGGGAAGTTAAGCCTCTGAAGGATTTCGATAAGGAATCAGCGCAGGAGGAATTACTTGACAAGTCCAGCCGATTGTTACTCGGCGAAGAAACCCTCGAAACCTTACTGGTTTTGACCTCCGAGCCAGTGACACCCAAGAAAAAAACAAGGAAAAGGTCGATCCACTCGCAACCCGCGCAAACAGTCAACGCAGGCTATACGCAGCTTACACTCTGGGAGACTGGGTAACAATCGGCTTGACTTGTTAAGTAGATTGCAAGCCAGAACCGCTAAAGTGTCTGGATCGGTGGGTTTTGTAACAATCGGCTTGACTTGTTAAGTAGATTGCAAGTAAAAATCTGATAATACTGTTCTTTTGTTGTCATCTTTGTAACAATCGGCTTGACTTGTTAAGTAGATTGCAAGTAGAACCGCTAGAGTGTCGCTGTCGGTGGGTTTTTTGGTAACAATCGGCTTGACTTGTTAAGTAGATTGCAAGGGAACCGTCCACAATCCCCACAATCTAATCGGTAACGTAACAATCGGCTTGACTTGTTAAGTAGATTGCAAGAAGTCTTTAGTCGCTTTTTCGTATAATTGCGGTCATTCCGTAACAATCGGCTTGACTTGTTAAGTAGATTGCAAGAGCTTCTTAATGGCAATCAATAGAGGCTTTAAGGATAGTAACAATCGGCTTGACTTGTTAAGTAGATTGCAAGGAAACAAATACAAGACAAGGCAAGGCAAACTAAGGCAAGAAAACAAAACAAAACTTTAAAACCATGCTACAAATTATCTCAGGATATAAATTAGAGGGATTATCGATTGCATCCATCGGGATGTGTCAATCTCTAGAAGCAATCGATGCTCTAGTATCTGACTTCGTAAATAGAAGCGACTACCCAGTAATCTCTAATGTTTTGGATTTTTTCAGTTACTGGCAATTAGAGGAAACAAAACTATGCCAACTTCTAAAACACTGGCGACTTAGCAATACATTAATTAGATTAGTATTTTGGGTAATTGAAAAAGACCTGCTTAGTGGACTATTTCTTTTTTACCAATTACTAAAAGGATACAGCAAAGAAGCTAGAATACACACAACTTCAATAGAACTCGTTGATTTTCTGCTAGAATACTGGCCAAGCAATCAGATTACTGTGATTAAAAAATCAAAAGTATTTAATAAAGACTTTGCTCAAAGAATCAGAAATCGAGGGCTAGATATATTAAGATAAACCTACACATAAAAGAAGGCACTATGATCATGGAAAAATACACTTTGACTAAAATAGAACAAGATGGGAGTGCCAAAACTTTCATCTATGAACCAACTAACACAGAACCCACTAAAAAAGAACTTAAGGATAAATTAGTAAAAATCTTAATAAAAATCAAAACACTGACACCGGAAAAAGTAAATTTAATTTATTTTCTTATCAAAACTATAGACAAATAACTTTAATTGTAGTAAAGTAACATAGAACACCTAAAAAGATTAAACTAATAAGACATGAAAAAGACTAAACAAATAAACTATTACCTTTTGATTGCTATCATGAGTTTTAATACTTGTATAATTTTCGGTATTAGATTCATTCATTTACATTTAACAGAAACAGAATTGCTTTTTAAATTTTGGTATGTTTGGCTTTTTTGTGTAACTAGCATAGTAATAACTTTAAAATCTATTAAAGGTCAAAAATGAAAATAAAACCGATAACCTTAATCTTGAATTTGTTTTTAATTTCTGTATGGGGATTTATGTTAATCACCAAAGGGTTGTTTTACACTTTGTCTTTTGGTTTTTATATTTATGTTTGTAACAAACTTTATAAACCTATCGACAGCTATTTACCTATTATTTGGACTACCCTTAGAGAGGATGTTCCTTTTGGATGGTATAACTTTTTTGAGAATTTTCGTCTTTGGCGAAAATTAATAGCTGAAAAAAATATAAAATTGATAAATTTTTGGAAAGATTCCTTTTGGTGTAATCTTAATTTTTACAGAGAATAAATCTAATATAGTTAATCTGTAACAAATTATTAAACTTTCCTAATATCTTGATAGCAATCAATATGCCCTTTATGTTTCCATTTAATTCTTGTCATTCTTACTCTATTCAAGATAGTGAGTCAGTAAAACCTGTTGAAAACTATCCTCAACAGCATCAAGGACTTTTCAGTGATATTAATAAAAACCGTCAAACTCAAAAAGGATTGGAAGGTTATTTAGAAACCTTTCTAAATATTTGGAATCGAGAATTAGAGCCTGATGGTGAATTCAGTTGGCAGATTATTCGTCCTCAATTTCAGGGGTTAGAAAATCCTATGTTAGCTGTTGTTTTCTCCACACAAGAGTATGGAGAAAACCCTCAACCCGTTTCCCAACTAGAACAGGGGCAACGAATAGAAGCTATTAATCAGCTAATAAAACAGAAAAATGATTTAGTTTGTTCGGTTTCTGATACAAAAATTATCATTATCAAGCGCAATGAACAAAGACTCTGGACTTGTAACATGGCGCGTAAAGACGCAGGAGAAGCAATGCTTCAACTTCTTAATTTGCAAGAATCTCAAAAGAATCAAGAAAATCAAAAACCAATATGATTGACAAGCATTAAGAATTATAGTAAGATAAATTTAAACAAGGATTGGTGGCCGAGTAGTCGAAGGCGACAGACTGTAAATCTGTAGA